ACTGATAAAGTTGCAGAATTAGCACTTGTCAAATCTGTATTAGCTTCATCATCTACGGTAATAGCAGTTGTTGTAGCACTTTGTATCCTTCCACCACGTCTAACACCAGCCCTCATCGGGTCACTTACAGCAATATTCATTGCTGGCCTTACGATAACACCAGCTTCAAGTGTGGCTGTAAATGAAATAACCTCTGCTTCATTATTTTGAGTGTAGAGAAACCACTTTCCAAGCCTTCGTGCCTGTCCAAAAGAAGTGCAGCCAAAAGCCTCTATATTTTTAACAAAAACTCCTCCATATTTCGTAATTAATGCATCATCAGTTACAGTAACAAAATCTGGTTCTCTTATATCTGTATTAAAATACTTGACATTTATAGTGTTGAATTTAGTATTTACGCTTGCGTTTGTATAAGTAAAACCATTCTCTGTGACATTAGATAAGTTAAACAAATACACTGGATCGGAGGGGCGATCTTGCCCAAGCTCAATAGTACCTGCTGTATAATAAGCAGTTGCCCTCATCACAGAACAAATTTTATTTATAATGTTATAAGCAGAAGTTTGACCTCTTATAACGGTATTCAGTGCAAATCTTGGCTCTAAATTTCCTGTTCCAGTCATATCATCAACACCTTCAGCACAATATACAGAAGCAGAATAAAAACTAAATACATCAATTTTTGAAGAATCAATGTGTTGTCCTAAACCTTTATCTGTAGTCAAAAGATCATACAAAATCCAAGCTGGATCATTAGTCCATTCTTTGTCTGTTTTAAAAGTTCCATTAAATGTGCCTGAATAAGCTAAAGCTCCATTTGTTTGAACGGTAGCATTATGAGGAATTGATACCTTTGTACCTTGAACTCTAAACATTCTCTGCGGAACACTACCGCTAAAACTTTGAGAAGATAATCTTAATGCTGTGTAAGCAGAGTTAAGATACGCATTAGTGTCAGCCTGAATTTCTGTAAAACTGTCAAAAAAAGTATCATTTTGTAAAGCAGCTACATTTGAATCAGCTGTAACTCTTGTTACTGTAAGAGTTATCGGAAAATCAAAACCAGCTGTAGTGATTCCATAATCTCTTTTATAAACATTTCCACATTGTCCTGTAATCGTGTCATCAATAACAGGATCATTTACTGCTCCATTATTTTGTGTAATTTTCATTTTTATATTTACACTTGCACCACTAATAGTTCCATCGTCATTAAATGTTTGCATTGAAGGGAAAGCCATAGTCACCCTTAGCTGATCACAAGGATTTGTAATTGTTCTTGAAACTGGTGAACCTTGTGTTACTTGAACTTGAACAAGTGTTTCAGTTTGTGCTTGAGAAATTAAAAGTTGATTTTTTATAGCTTCTTGATTATGTGTGCCAGTTCTTACCTCAAAAGTAATTCCACCAAAATTAAAATCGTCTGCTTTTGGATTTGCTAAATCTGCGCTTTGTTTTAATATCTGTGTCCCATTAAGAAATACGTCTTTGAGTGCAGCTTTTAAATAAGATTCAGTGCCTAATGTAGCATTTGCAGCAATCGCACTAGGAAAACCATTTATTACTCCAGAACCTAACAAATCAAAAACTGTTATTGATTGAGTGCTTGCAAGTGTGCCAGCAGGTAACGATGGAAGAAGAATATTTTGTTGTAAACTACTGAAATTAAAAAAATTGGAACTGTTTGACATTTTATTTAAGAACTTTGAAATTGTTGTACATCAGTTGATGCACTTATAACTATCGAACCAGTAAAAACCTCACCATAAATTATAGGTTTTGGTATTCCAGAAACAGCAGTATTTTCAATTCCAGAAAAACTTTGTGAGGCAAATGATTTTTCAGGGTCATCGTTTTGGTTAAAATCTGGTGTAGGAGTTAACATCTGCGATACGCCAGTATGAACTAAACTAGTTCCGATTAATGACAATGCACCACCAACTATTTGTCCTACCGAATAACCAAAAAGAACTTCCTTCGCTAGAAAGCCTGTTGTTGCTTTTGCAATGGCAGAACCAGTTAACAAAGAAACAACACCAGCAACTGCTTTGAATGGATTAGCACCCATGGCTAAAGGTATTATTTGAATATCACCATCACTGCTCATGTCTAAAAATTCATTTGTTATATCAATTTTATTTATTCGTATTCTATATATTTGATTATTCATATGTTTTTCTAGCTCTGGAAAGTTACAAGTTAAAAATCTAAAAGCTTCTCTCGGACTTTTAACATTTGCTTCAAAATATGATTGTCCTAAGAATTTCCTTAATCTTCCATAGACTTTTATTTTTTTAAGCTGCATAGTAATAAACTTTTTTAGTAGCTTGTATATAGTTTAAATCATATATCTTTCTGCAACTAAGTTGTTTTATATTATGTTCTAGTATTGTTTGGTCTCCAATATATAAGGCAACATGACTTAAAGTATGATTTAAATTTTCAAACAATAAGACATCGCCAATTTTTATATCATCGTTTTTATTTCTTAGTAAAAAACCAGTTTCTTCTGCACATTTTTCAAATAATGGGTTTTCGGCAAACTCTTTTAAAGATTTGGGACGTTTCCATTTTTTTAAAGTAATATTTTTTTCTTGTTGATACCAGTCATGAATCAAAGACCAACAGTCATGTACACCCCATATCCAAGTTCTACCAATAAGATTTGATGGTTTGTAATCTGTGGGTTGAAAATTTATCCAATTATTTTCTGCAACACTATAAATAAACCAAGGCAATCCTAGATGTTCACAAGCATTTTTATCAGCTTCAGAGGGTAAAGCAGATCCTCTTGGATGACTATGAACAATAGCAATCAATTCTCCAGCATCTTCACAATCAGCCCAATCATTAGGATCAATCATAAAAAAATCAAAGTCATCCTCTGCTAAATTTTTACAAGGCCAATAAGTTTCTTTACCGTCAATAATTGCGAGCAAGCCGCAACATTCTGAAGGAAAACATTCTTGGGCGTGTTTTTCTGCTTCAGTTTTCCAATTCATCCGACAAACATTCCTACTGCGGGAAAATCTTTATCTGTAACCTGTTCTGAGGGAACAGTGACAAATTCCATATCTAAAGCAGATACTAATTCAAAAACAACGGCTTCTCTAGTTTCTGATACTTTTTGATTTACATAATAAATTTCTTGCGGCAGTTCTGTTGAACTTGAAGGAGTACCAAATGGGTTAGTATTATTTGGAAAATTTGCAGCGTCAAGAAATTGAGCCATCGTTCTGTGACGTATAAATTTTGCACCTTGAAGGTCATTAAATGGCGTTGTAGCATTAACAGATGCCATTAATGCTGTAATAGTATTTAAAATATTAGAAACGCTTACACTAGGTCTAGGAAATGCTCCAGATGATTTATATTCAAACCCCTCAGCTTTAATTGGAAATTTATCATAAGTATTGCCCTGCCAAATTATAGAGGCGTTACTATTCATACCAACTCCAGAATGAAATCTACTTACAGAACTAGATCCATGTAAATTACTATCAAGTGTCAAAGAATAAAGTTCAATAATAGATTTATTTGTAAGTGATTGTAATTCAGATACTGGAATTGCCATTATGGTTCAAATACCTCTCTAAAAGTACATCTAAGAGTAGCTCTGTTTGCATATGGTATTGTTTTACTCCATTGTTCGCAAACAAATTTTCCAGCACCTGAAAAAGTAACAGTTACGTTGCCTGATGCTGTGGTTGAGGATGACGATGTAACTGTAAATGTATTTTGATCTGCTGCTGTTGCAACTGTAAAAGTACCATCAGCAGCCGTACCAGAAGTGTAGTCAATGGTAACAACATCATTAATGGCAAGACCATGATTTGCGATGGTGATAGTGACAGTTGTGCCACCACTTTGCGAATATGTGCCTGTTTGTGTGCTTCCTTCTTCAGGCGGTGTAAATGTGAAACTTGCTTGATCTGCCACACGACTTCTTAAAAAAGCTTCAATTACATCTGCTTCAGTTTCAGAAACATTAAATGTCAAATCGTAGATTTTAGGGTCTTGATTTGAAGGTAACCCAAACAACGTTCTAAACTCATACCCATCACCCATCTGGGTTGTTTTAAATTTTGGATTGCTTTGTTTTCGCGTTCCATAAGTTGGTTGTATAGATGGAAAAGTAGCCATTTATCTAGTAAGTAATCCTCCAGGTCTTTTTTCTTTTATGAGTTGTGATTGTATTGCAGAGGCTAAAACCATCCCTAAGGCATCGGCTTGTGCAGTATCACCTTCAACAGACGATCCAGAAGCATCTACGTTTACAACTATATTTGTTGAACCGCCAAGAGCATGATTTGGTGTGATATTGCCACTAACCCCTGGAGTGAATAATTCTGGACCTTTTTCACCAACTATATAAGGCTTACCCCCTGTTACTGGTCCACCATTTGCTGCAAAACCAAGAAGCGGACTTGGACCACCAGCATTTGGTGAAAATGCTCCTGTAAGACTTGAATCGCCTACAAAACTTGAGAATCCACCTCCACCAAAAGCACCACCCAATCCTCTACCTAAGAATGCTAGTAAACCTCTCTGTAGCTGATTAGCCATCATTTTTGCAGCAGTCTGAGCAAAATGATTTGCTATGCTACCTAACATATTTCTAAACGCATCGTTCACACTCATAGTTCCGTTAATAATACCCATAAAGGATCTTTCAAATGATTGTGAAATAGTTTGTGATAAGGCAATTACTTGAGAACTTCGATCCATCAGTACTCTCATTTGTTGATCCAACTGGATCGTTTGAGTCTTTATAGGATCTGCTAGTATCTGTGCATTTTCAAGGATTTGCCTTTGTAAACTTACTTCAGTTTTTAATATTTCTATTTTATCCTTCAACTTGCGATTGTTTGGAAATAACACTAATTGTTGTTCTTGTAATCCAAGCTTATTTCTTAAACTGTTTAATTTATTTTCTTCTTTTAATATATTTAATTCAGCAGAATTTAATTTAAATCTATTTTCCTCTATTTCTAAACGTTGTTGTATTGGGGCTATATTTTGTTCGAACTTTGCTTGCTCTTTTAAAAGTTCTAGTTGTTTTTCTAAATCAGATCTTGTATCTATTTTAATATCAGATTTCTTTCCAAAATCAGGATTTATTTTACCTATTCCTGGAATATTTGCTTCCCCTTCAGCAGCAGGAATATTACCCATTAAACGTTTAGGCTTAGTTGGATCACCTCCTGGTCCAAATAATATTGTGTTAGCTGCTTTTTTTCCAATACCTTCATCCAATATTCCACCTCTTTTATCAAGATCAAACATATTAGCAGTAAAAAAATCTATCGCACCTGTGACTCCTCTCGAAATTCCTTTTGGTTTTTTACCTTCAATAAGATTATTTATTTCTGTAATTAATGGGCCTAAAGTTTTAGACATTAATAAAGTTAATGCTGTTCCAAATTTATTAATTTCATTTTTAAAATCAGTCATTTTTTTTGTATTTTCTTCTATTTCTTCTGAAGATAATCCAAACTCTTTTCTCCCTTTCTCAAGCAATAAAGCAGCAGCAGCCGATTTTAAACCAAGCTCTTCCAGCTCTAAAGCTAAATCTCCTGTCTCTGTTCCTGCTAATCCAAATTTTTCTACAAGCTTTTCAATATTCTCTGTAGGTTTTGCTAAAGCATTGGCTAAATCGTCTAAAGCCCCTCCAATAGTAGTACCAGCTATAGAAAGGGCGAATCCCATTTGACCTCCGATTAATCCACCAGCTAATCCACCAATACCACCTCCTAAAGCTGCTGTTGGTCCTTGTCCAAAAAGTAAAGGAAAACCACCACCAATGATTGCACTACCAGCTCCACTTTGGAATCTTTGGCCCATAGTCATACCTCTTCCTGCGGATTGTGTTTTTAATCTTTGTTTTTCTAGTTTTAAAGTTTCTCCTACTACTTTTAAATCTTTTAATTTTTCCGCACCAACTAACTTAATCAACCTTAATTTTTCTCTATGAGTTAAAGTTTCTGCACTTTCTTTTAATCGAATACGAGCTAAAGTTTTTTCGGTTTGCTGTAATACTAAATCTCGTTCCTTCTCAGCTTTTACTACTAAACGTGCAGCTTTTTCAAAATCTCTTGTTCCGACTGCTGCTCTATTAAGTAATTTAGATGTTTTACTTACACTACCATTAAGACGATCAATAGAGTTTTCAAATTTATTCCCTGCTGCTCTTCTAATTTGTTGGTTTAAACCGTCAACTTCTTTTGAAGTTTTATTTACTTCTTTTCTAAATTTTGTTAATCGTTGAGCACCTTTAACTCCTATTTCTATATCAACATTATAATTAGCCACTTTCTATAGAAATTAAAACATTTTCTCTATATTACCTTTTTCTACCCTTTAAAGCACTACCTCTTTGCATTTTCTCTTGTTCTTTTTTAAATTCTTCATGTTCAAGCTCTGAAAAAGCAGCCCAACCAATCATTTCTTCAACAGTTAAAGTTGCTGTTAACTCAGCAACAGTTTTTCCTAACTCTTTAGCTAATGAAAAAATAAATTTCCATTGATTATCAGCTTTTTAATTCGGCTTTAGCCTCTTCTACCCCCTTTGTCTGACCCGCTTCTATCATTGCTAATTGTATCTCTTGTAGTACAGTTGCTTCTACTTCTCTTCTTAGAGATGCTCTATCACCATCTTGAAAGAGCCTATCTCCATTTTTATCTAATGCTTTTGTAATCATTAAAGATAATGCAAAATCATTTGCATCATCACTATTTGATTTTTTTGTTATTAATTCTCTTTCAGCAATAGTAAGTGGATGCCAATAAACACTAAAAATAAGTTTATCGTCTTTTTTAACATCATGTTGATATAGTTGGCTTACACCAAAACTACTCTTTAAAAGTTCGATTGCTCTAGTCATAAAATAAGTATTGCTACTTTATTATACTAGGCGTTAGTAGAAAATTGGCAAGATATTACACCAACAAAATGACTTCTATCTTCAATTTCTAAAACATTAGGACCATTAATATCCAAAGTCCTAGGTGAAACACTAAATGTATCTGTATAATCAGAAGCATTAACAGACTTCAGACCTGTAATAACAGATTCACATATAGCAGATAAAACCGAAGTCCCGACATTTTTTGGGACGTAAACATTACATTGAACTACTCCTGAATAATAATTTGCTGAAGGTCCTTGAGTTAATACTGTAGATTGTCCAAAATTTACAGTCATGGTTACATATTTTTCTGCTTTACCAGGAGTGACAAAACTAACATTGTCATAAACTACAGAAACAGTATTATCAGCAGCTACAACTGCATCTGTAACTGCTTTTTCAAAAGCTGCTCTTGAATTTACTAAGGTCATAAATCAATTTGAGAATAACCAACACCTTTTCCTGAACGACCAAAACCAGACGTTGCTTTTGATGCTAAGAATAGTTTACCCTTTTTCTCTTTCATAGTTTGTTTAATTATTTGACCTAAACGACCTTGTATAAAATTTTGAATTTTACCACCTTCTAAAGCATAAGAAGCATACTTAACAGTATTGCCGATAAAAACTGGTTTCTTAATATTATATGTTTTAGAAACTTCAAATCTAGGTTGTATTTTAGGATTATGCCTGAAATTTGTCTGTCCCGTAAAAAATGCTATTGATTCTGCTTTTTTCATTTGTGCCCACGGATTAAATTTTAAAATATCATCAGTTGTTTTTACGCCTCTAGTAGATACTTTCCAACTAGATGCAAAAAAACCAGTTCGGACAGGACTATGCGTTTTTGTTCCTAAACTACTATGAGCTTTTCTTATTACTGTATTAAAATCGGCATTTATTTGAGCTTCAAGATCGCCTACAGGATCACTTTTTAATAACTTTTTGCTTTTAGCCATTAGAATCGCACCAATACTGTATAAAGATAAACTTGCCCGCCTTTTCTTGTATCAATATCATAAATTTTTGCGGTTACATTAGATCCTGCATAACTTAATGTGATTTCGTCATCAAAATCAACCTGATTATCTCCTATTAAATCAGGAGTTATGTATAGTTTTGCATTTCTCATCTCTTTACCTTCATCTTCTTCAGATTTAACAAATTCCATTGGAACTTTAATACTGTAAGTAGTATCTGTTGTTGTATAAACACCAGTGCTAGTGTTGTAACTACCCGAAGCCTTTTTTGTATAGGTAATACTTGTATCAAGAGAATTTCCAAGATCAGCAACAACCTGCTTGGCTACATTTTTTAATAAAGAGTCTAGTTGACCTGCCATTATCCTCTAACCACTCGTAATTGAAAGCTGCCCGCCCCACCTAATAGATATGCTCCAAGATAACTTTGAAGCCAAGGGTAGACATCAAGTATGTTGTTCACTGAACCCGTTCCCTGACTTGCAGTGTTGTATTTTACTTGAATGTCTCCTAATTTTACTTCCTCGAAATTTCCATCTTTACCTGTAGTTCCTGTAATAGCATCAGTATCATTTGCCAATGCTCTTGCTAATTCATATTGTGCATACTTAATATTATTTGGAATAGTTGTACAGGCTAGTTCAACTCCATCAACTTGATAATTTGTTCTAGGAAATTTCAATGCTTGTCCATCATCACATCTGTCTCCATAAAATACTAAAGTATCGATCCATCTAGTTGCTGATATTAATGCTCTCTTCTTCTGATCATCTGTTTTATTTGTCCAAGTCGAAGAATCTGGAGAAGTATCAAAATAATCATTAGCTTCTGTCAATGTGACATAACTATTAGCGTTAGCATCTTTTATAGTTGCATTTATAGTTGCTGCCACGATTGATAAAGTAATTTAGTTTTATTGTAGCGTAAAGAAAAAACCCCACCAATAATTAGTGAGGTTTGATGACCACAATTTAATGTTTATCTATTAAAGAGTTGTATTATCAAGTGGTGTATTAACTGTTAACTGAACAATAGGAATTAAGTCAGCATCATATGTTAGTGCCCACTTAGCCTGTGCACCTAAGTCAGAGTTTGTTGGGTTGTCTCCAGCATCATTCCATTTAGTACCCATAATGTGATAAGTACTGTGATAATCAACTGAGATGACATCCTGCTTAGAAAGTACGTTTCTTTCTGCTTCAATAGCCAAGTCTTGCTGAACACCCTCAAGGATTGTTCCAGACTTGATTAAGTAGCAGTAGAACTCCTTAATGTGTCCACTTGAACCAGGAACTACAGAGTTAACTGAAGAATCAACAACTACATTCATACCAGCGAATTGGCCTACTGATGTATCAGTAACACCAACACCACCGCCACCCCATTGGATGCCAGTTCCAGTTGA